CACATGCCACGTGTACGGCACAAGAGTATGCTGAAAGATTCGGAGGGCGCGAGTTGGTCGTGTCAAGATGGGATGTGTCTACCGCTATCGAACTCGCCGAGGAGGAGGCTTATGAACAGATACGGGCGAAAGCGATAGAAGAGCACAAAAAACGCTGTTTCTTCCGCAACTTCCGCAATGACGAATGTGCAAATACGGCAACTAAATGCGGTGAACATGACTGCTTCTATATGGATGAATTTATCCAAAAACTGAACGAGAAATGAAAAACTTTTTGATTGATGGCATTTGGCAGGGGCCACCGGATGGATTCGACGTAAAGGAATGGCTCAATGAGATTGTCGCCTATTCAGGTCTCGATGAATACCTTCAACCAACGGGAGTTATTCGGCGGTTCCAGAGAATAGAACGTGTGCGCCGTAATGGCCGAGGCCGGGGCAAGACCGTCGAGGCTATTGCCGCGGAGATCAACAGGACAAACAATCTAAAACGACAAGAATAGGATGAAATTCACCACCCCGTGCTTTGTCCGCGTCGAGGATGCGGAGAAGCGGAAAGAACTGGCTGTGTGGCTGTCGAGTATAGGCCGGTATGTATCTCCTGCCGTCACATCAAGCGATGATCATAAAGACTGGGTAATAGTTACGGAACCTTACGATCCTGATTTGGATGGTTATGTTGGTATTTGGGCTAAGACACCCAAATCACCAGCATTTATTGACTGTGGCGAAAACATCGAGCTGTTCAAGGCGCTGGCGGCGATGAACGATGAGAATTACAACGAGCAGTATTTTGTTACCGAGTTAGCCGGGAGTTCGTATTGTGTGCACAAAAATCGAAATACAAACCTTGCTTATTCTCTTACTTGCCGCAAGGCCACGGTCGCAGAGATTATCGAATATTTCAAAAAGAGTGAAAAATAATACGATATGGCTTACTTTATTACAGAGCCTTTAGCTGGCAGCGACGATGTAGTTGTGTCTGTTTATAAGAATACGGGAGAATATGTCGGGAATATCATTTACGACAGGTATAAATGGAGGATGTTGTCCGATGATGACAGAGATAACGTTATTCGAAGGTGTTTCGGCGATAAGAAGCGGATTTGGTGAAATGAGCGACTTGATCTGTCAAATAGTTACCCGTAGAATATATGCTTACGTGGCCGAGATATTCGAGGGACCCGCATTTTGGGATGGCAAGTGGTGTCTTATGGTCGATGTGATTTGGCGGGGCAATGGATGTCCAATACGTGAAAAAATGGTGCTAAAGTTCGACACCGAAGAAGAGGCGGGACGGGTGAAAATCGGGACGATAGCGAAGGATAAAACACTTTATGAATTACTGAAATAGCGAGATTCTCGCAAATTCTCGCAAAATTGAAATAAATATGATAACGAGGGAACAATATTGCGCCGCCAAAAAGATCGTCGAAATATACGAGGATCAGGTGTATGCTGAAAATTTGGAGCAGGTCAAAAAAGATTTTCCGATTGGTAGCCTTGCGGAATCAAAATCGGGATGGACCCACGGAACTGTTTGGGGATATGGCCGTGTGGGTTGCGATGCGACGCTCAAAGTTGATACAGGCTACCATCGAGCCGGCCGTTTTCTTGCCAAGTATGCGAAAAAACTTTAAACAGTTTGAAAGACTTTAAAGAACTTGAAACATGGGAACGATTGAGAAAGCCCGGGAGTATGCCCGGAATGGAATGTCGCTGTACATGGACACAAGCGACGAACAGGATATTTACTGCGAGGATTTGATACAGGCATATCTTGCTGGGGCAAAATCCGAGCGTGAAGAGCTGATCCGTTGGCATGACCCGAAAGAGGAGTTGCCGCCTATTGAAAAGGTTGTGTTAGTAAAACTCAACTTCGGAAGAGGTTATGCGTTAGCAGACCGGGGTGACGAGGGGTGGTGGTACGCCGATTCCGAAGAATGGGAAATATCGGATGAGCAAGTCATCGGCTGGCGCGAGATTCACGAATAGAGCTATGGATATTCTAACCCCACATGGCGGCCTCACGAACGAGAAGATTTGCAAGGCGCAGATCGAAGCCGTCGAGAAGAAACAGAACGAATACAAACTGATCGGTCGTTTGACGAAGGTCCCCGGACACACCCTCTACAAGTTCAATGCGACTACGCGGGAGGCTTCGAAAGCCGAAGTGCGAACCGAGATAACACGCCAATACGATCCTGATACGGATACGGTTATCCGCCATGTCAAATCGGACGTGAAGGTCGAAAAGGACTGCTACTACGAACAAGCGTTGAACATGAAGAACTTCATCAAGCGCCTGCGCCGCCGGGGGATCATCGGGGCGGACGAGGATGTGAAATTTGTAAAAGAATGAGAACATGCTTGACTTGAAATTGCACGTAACCCTACACGGATGCAGCAAAGCGGACATATACAGCCATAGAGGACAATCCGTCGCCGTGTTCAAGAACGTAAAGGTAGACCGTCGTAAGCGACGAAAAGGCTATGGAAATGAACTATTGACCACGCTGGAGAATATTGCTCGCGTGTTAGGCTATGATTCATGCGTTTTATGGACCGATAGGTCAGCATGGATGCACGATTGGTATAAACGCCGGGGGTATGAAGATTATGCCGATTATGATGACCCGGCTTCTGTGTGGATGTGGAAATCGCTATGAGAAACTTAAAACTGAATAAACCATGAAGAATTTCGATTTGGAGGCCGCCAAGCGAGGTGCGGCGGTGTGTACGAGGGATGGGAGGAATGCGCGAATTATCGCATTTGACTGCAAAGGGTGCGGTAGGAAGCCCATATTGGCCTTAATTGATATGGGCGATTGGGAGCAAAGCGCCTCACATACAGAACGAGGTAAAATCATTGAAGATTTCAAAGACGCTTCCGACCTTATGATGCGCGACGACGACTATCTGGAGAAGCTGGAACGTGGGGAGTATGGAAATCATATCGAGGATAAGCGCGAAATGATCGATCCAGCTATTAAGCAAAACTTAAATACTGACCGCGAGTACTGGCGGCGGGTGTATGCCGGGCATATAGCTGGAGGATTAGCGTCTCACAATGGCCTTAACATTATTGGATCAGAGATCATAGTAGCTAAAGCTTCATGCAGCATGGCCGACGCCCTGATTGCGGAATTAGAGAAAGATGAAAAAGTACTGTAAGTGCGGCGAGTGTGCTTTTCTGAAGAATGAAGGCATAGACGGCTACGGGCAATGTATCATTACCCGGAATATACAGCATTGCGGGGAAATGTGCAGTTTTCAGGACGACAAGCCGGACGAGGTTCAGGCTGTCCGCATCCTGCATCATTTTCAGAAATGGCGGCGGGGCGGCCGGGGAAAACAGCCGAACCCCACGATTATCGGAGATGCCATAGACCGGGCGATACGGACGTTGAGGCGGGAAACCAAAGATGTACCGAAATTTTGAATGGCAAAAGATATGAATTGCCGGAAAATGAAGATCTGATTTTGCGGAAATAAAAAAGAGGCAATCCCGAAAGATCACCCCTAACGCCGACAACGTAAAGGTAATGATTAATTCGGGAAAACAATGGGTGAGCAGAAAGAAAAACGCAGGGGCGGCCAGCGGGACGATTCCGAGGTCCATATAAGCTATTCGAGGGAGCGGTTGATGCAGCTTATTGTGGACACGGATCAGAAACTCGGGGTCAAATACGATCACGACTTCAAATATCACTTCAAGAAACATAGGTCATTGCCGCATTTATGGCGAACCTTCAAAAAGATTTTACAGGAACACATTGACGGATGGCAGCAAGAGCTGCCTTTATTCTAATATAGGTATGGGAGCAATTACAAAGAATGAAATTCGCAAGTGGGTATTCGAGGCTACGGAGGATTGTTTCAAACGCTTGATAGCCGCCCAAACTTATCACACGAACGAGCACTTGACAAAGGACCAGGCTCTCGCATTTCTTGATGGGCGTGGATATAAAACGACGATAAGCAAACTTTACAAATTGTCCGCCGCTGGAGAAATACCGTCTACCAAGATCAACGGCAAACTATCTTTTTTGAAGTCTGATTTGCAGGAATGGGTGGACCAGCAGATCGAGCATGATGTGTCGCGGGCGAATGCGGGAAAATTGTTAGCGGAAAGTGCGATGCGGAAAGAAAGTCGAGGGAACAGTTTGTAGAATCATTATCTCGTCGTCAGTCTTGGCTAGCGGCGGGTTTTTTTGTGTCTATTTTTACAGATAGGCGCAAATTGTGTGAGCAACGGCAAAAAATTAGGAGTTGCAAACTATTGCAACCCCTTGATTTTTAATTGTGGAGAATACGAGATTCGAACTCGTGACCTCTTGCATGCCATGCATATTTTATTGGTTTTCATGGCTTTTCATAGCTTTTCATATCGTTTCCAACAACACTTGTCGAGCAATTTTATTTTTCATATCTTTGCATATCTTTGCACGCAATAAATAAGATGTGTGCAAATAATGTGCAATGAACAATCACTACTATTCAAAGGATGGCGTGACGGTGGCCACTATTCTCGACACGCGCCGGGCGTTGGCAAATGGCCAGTATCCCGTGCGTATCCGGGTATCGTATCGTCGTGTGCGCTCTTATTACCCAACCGGTAAGAGTATGATGCCCGATGATTGGCAGCGGCTCAATGCGACGCGCCTTCATTCGCTTGTATCCGTTCGCAAAGATATAGAAAATAGTTTTGAATTGGTTCGACAAGCTGTCGAGGATTTAACGTCAAAAGGTTGTTTCACGCTTGAATTGTTAGGTGCTCGTTTGAAAGGAGCCGGCGCTACTTCGGTAAATGCATCCATCCAAATCAAAGAGCATGAATTGCGGGGAACATCCCACATAGGGACGGCGGATATTCTGCGTGCATTGCTGCTGTCGATGAATGCTTTTTCAAAGCGGGAGGTTCAATATATCGACGTATCTATTTCATGGCTGCGTCGATTCGAAGAGTTTATGCGTGCTTCGGGTAAGGGGCAGACAACTATTGCGATATATATGCGCGCTCTGCGATCGATATTCAACCAGGCACGGGCTATTGGTATTGTAAAGGAAGCACAATATCCATTCGGTCGGGGGCGCTACGAGATACAGGAAGGAGAGGGGCGTAAACTGGCCCTTACATTGGAGCAGAT